CTTCCTTACGCTGCCACGCTGCGCTCATCAGTAACCCTTTTTCTCTGGTTTAGCGGTCTTGGCAGACTCGCGGAACGCCTGTGCGGTCGGCGCACCAGCCTCTCCCGGCTTACGCATCCTCTCGCCGCTACCGGCTGCGATGCGCTCTTGCTTCGCTAGGATGTTGGCGTAGAGTCCGGGCTTACGGTTCATTTGCTGAACAAGCCAACTGCCAGCACGGCAGCGCCTGCACCCGTCGTGACCTTCCACGGGCCGGTAGCCGCGTTGAGGTTGAGTTCGAGGCTATACACGCCAACCGGGGTATTTGCCGGGATGGCGAGGACGGTCGTGCTGCCGTCGATGATGCTAACCGTGGACGATGCAGCGGTCGAGACAGTCACCACGATGCGATGCAGGTAATCGTTTGCTGCGCCGTTAGTGCCAAGCACCTGTGCGGTCTGCGAAACGGCGACCGTCTCGTATGGATACTGGTATGGATTGCTTACGCCACTCATATTCGCGCCCTCCTTGAGACGCTACGCTCGTGAACCTGCCACATATCGTTTAGCGTGACCTCATTCTGTGGCCCAACAATCAAGGTCTTGCTCTCTAACGGCCTCTGCGCGGACGGTTCAGCCCTCCACGCAACGGCAAGCATACGGAAAGCGTCGGCAGGGTGTGATGTCCAATCGTGTCGGGGTGATGCCCTGAACGCTTTCTTGTCCTCATCATACTCTCGTTGATACTGGCGTAAAGCCTCTATTCCGTCGCCACATTTTACGGAATTGAACCAAGTTCGGGGCAACATTTGGCGAATTGCTTGGATTCCATCCTGCAAGCCGATGTTCGGCACCACAGACAAATGGTTGATGCCAAGATGGTCAGCCAACTGCTCTACGATGCTGCGGCCCGTTTGAAGCGACTTCGCCCGTGCGTCATGCGGCAGGTGATGCTTGCCGTACTGATAACCCTTGTTTACAACCACTTCTGCAATGGCGCGGATGTCTGCACCCGAGACTGCGAAGAAATCGATGACGCGCACCTCGCCGCCCACGACCTGATACCACCAGATAGCCGTGTCGTCGCGGTAGCCCAAGTCCCATGCGGTGTGTACCGGATACCCCTCCGTAAAGACTACACGCTCGTTAATACGCGGCTCTGCCTGTCGCATCTCTGTACCGAAGAACGCGCCGAGGATAGCCGCCTCGAAACTGCACTCGTACTCTTGGAGATACTGGTCTTCGGACAACTGCGCCTTTGCCGCGTTGAGTTCACTCTGGGGCAGCAGGCCCGAGTCGCTGGCAGGCAGGCGCAGGACAAACCACTCGTCAGGGATGCGCCGTGCCGTCTCGTAAATGTCCCAGAACTGGTTCTTGCCCTTCGGCGTACCGGCGAACACAGCCCAGCCTTGTTTGTCGGAGAGCGCAGGCCGGATGACATTGCCAAAGACGCTCGGCTTAAAGTCGCCGAATTCGTCCATGTACACGCCCGATAGTCCCAAGCCTCGGATTTGCCCATCAGCGTTGTCGGCCCCAAACAAACTGATTTTGACCCCGTTAACCAATGTCAGCGTCATCTGCTGTTCGTTGGCATCTGCGATAAGGGGTTTTGCATAAAACTTAAAATAGTCCCATGCGATGCGGCGTGCTTGGTTGGCGTAAGGGGCAACATACGCAAATAGACCATTTGGCCCCTGATACATGATAGCGGCGCGGATAATGTCATTGATTGCAGCAACGGTTTTACCCGCACCTGCGGCGGTGGGCGACTAAACACGCCCACCGCTTGCTCCTATCATGAAAAGGCAAAAACGCTTTTCGAGGGTTGTATGGCAGGACTACATCCATGCCCAATTTTTCCCGCGCCAAATTTCGTAAATCGCGCTTTTGCTTACGCCATACTTTTTTGCATATTCAATGCCTGACAACGCTTTTGCACGAATGTCCTTCACAGCATCTTCTGTTAACCGCGCCCATTTTGCATTGCGACCACGATTGTTTGGCGTAAAGTTGCGGCCCTTCCGCACGCAATCTTTCATATTGTCCGACAGCGTTCCGCAGAACAGATGGCTTGGGTTAACGCAAAACGGCTGGTCGCAACGATGCAATATGCACTCGCCTTGAGGAATATCACCTTTGTAAAGCCGCCATGCTACTCGATGCGCTTTCGCGGTTCCCTCATCGCGGCGACCAAGGCCAATGACCCCGTATCCGTGTTCTTTCGTTGCGCCCGTCCAAAGCCAACAGCCCGTGTTCGGCTCGGGCATGACCTTATCGTGGAACCTATCCCACAATGACCGGCGATACCGATGGTCGCCCTTTGCCATTACTTGGGTTCGCCCCAACGGATGTTCAGTTCCTGCGGTTTGCCATCTACGCCGCTGTGCTCGTGCCGTGCGAGTTTAGGCACATGGTATTCAAGTAAGTCGCTGAAGCACTTAAACGCAGCCTCTGCGCCTTTCTCTGCGTGTATCTCGTCGAGCCAGCCTTGTAATCGTTCTGCGTTGTTGTCCACAAAAGCGGCTATCGCCTCTCTAGCGGCGGCTGTTGACTTGTTCGGGCTTCCTTTGGGTCTTCCTGCTGGCATACCGTGGTTAATATACGCTAATTGTTTATTCTGTGAAACAGTTTACTTGCGTTTACAAATTTGGTTGTTACGCGCTATAGGGATGATATGATGCCGCAATGAACGCAAGTAAACTAACACCGTTTGTTAACACCGACATAAAAATGCCGAAAAAGTTGTTTGACGCTCTAACGCTGCATGAAGTTTCTTGTTGCGCTCAAGAAATCTCAATTGTTACTCCTGAATCTGTGCAAGCGTTTTTAACAGAGCGTTTTACCGCAGACCTTGCTGCAAAGTTCAAGCCTGAATACCTAATCAGTAGCCCATCTTTTTAAGGGCTTCTGCTGTAATTCGTCCATAGTACGGCTTCATTTGCAATGCGCGTACATCTCTCGCGCTAGGCGCACGGGGGTCAACAATGCCGCGTGCTTTTGCGGCTTCGTTCAGCAACTCGAATATCCGTACATCTTCTTTAATTTTCCCTATCCCTTCACCGGGAACTCCAGCAGGATAAGCAGCATGACCAGACTGTTTAACCATTGGCTTGTCGGTGTGAATTATTCCGATGTTTTGGATGCCGGAGTCCGGCGCGGAATATTGCCGAGGGTCTGTTACAGCCAGTCTTGCTTCACCAATGCTTAACCCGCCTGCGTCTCGAAATTCGACATCCAATTTCTTTTTGATTGCTTTGCGGGTTTTATCTTTTGCACTTCGGAACTGTTCAATGCCGCGTTCCGTGCCAACACCAGCCCAATCAGGAATAAAATTTCTGATAGTTTCGTTTAATTCTTTTTTGCTTTTTCTGCTCAACGCTGAATCAGCGTAATTGAGCATTGTTTCACCCGTCATGCTGGCAAAATCGCCGCCGCTTGGTGCCATGCGCCACGGGATATAAAGCGGGTCTTCGCCTGTCATGATTCTTGCTTCTTTAGCAAGTTTCATAATTTTTTTGGTAGGCGCAGTTCCAGAAGCCCAGACCATGCCGGGATTCTCAAACATAAAGTCTTGTCCACCCTGCAAGTTAACAGGGCGTGCAAGTTCAACATCGTTAATACCACGCAACAAACCACCTGCTGCCGTTCGGTCACTCATGCTGGTGATGAACGGTCTGCCCTCAAATTCGGTAATTGAAACTTCTGGCGCGTTTACCGTGCCGCGTGATTCTACTTTCGGTGCCAACGCTTGCAGCCGTTCACGCTCCTTCACCCGTTTGTCAAAGCGTGGGTCGTATTCTGCGATTGCAGAAACTTCTGGCATTTTGCGTAGCGCGGCGGCTATCCGCAGCGGGTTAACAAACTCACCCGCGAATTGACCCATTGCCCGTGGGCTTTCAAACGCCTCTACAATTGGGTCAACAACAACCGCTTTAGCCGTCTGTACGGGCTGCGTGACCAGAGCCTTACCCAATGCACCAACCCCCTGCGCCGTAGCGTCTAGACGCGGTGTAGGGGCGCGTGCGGCGGCGGCTTGGGCGTACTCTGCCGTCGTCATGCGCCCGATGTTGGGGTCGCTCGTTAGGGCTTCGTAGGCAAGTCCACCGACATCCCGTGCGCGGTCTGCGAGGGTATCGACTACCCCGCCACCGAAGTCAGCGGCACGGTCGCGCATCTGCTGGAGGTATCGCAGCGCGGCAGCAACCCGTGACGGTTCCGCTTTCTTCGCCATTATTCGAGGTTTTCGAGTTTGTACTTGAGGCTCGTCACCGCATCAACCACGGCATCGAACAGGTTAACAAGGTCGGAGTCTTTCGGGAGTGAGCCTTTGATTTCGTCGAGGAAGGTCAGCAGCGACTTCACATACGCCTTCGGGTTGCTGTTCTTATGGAACTCGACATCGTAGCCCGTGATGATGCCGTACCTACCCTGATACGCCTCTGTGTATGCGTCTACAAGGTCAGGGATAGCCTCGTAGTATTTTTGCAGCGCCTTATGCTGCGCGTAACTCTTTGTAGAAAAGTGCTGAAGGTGCGTGACGGTCGCGCTGTGAAGCATCGTTCCGACAAACAAAGCCGCGTTTTTTTCGTGAGCGGCCATTACTGCATCATTTCGTAAAGTTTGGACTTTTTGCGAAACCGATAAGGCAGCGTTTGTTGCTTTGCCTTTCCACCTTCGACTGCTGGCAGGTTCGTGATATTTCTCGGCGCTTCCCCGTAATACGGCAACGGAACCACCTTGTTTTCGCCTTCTTC